AACTACTGATACCTTCTGGGGTAAATATAGTTGGGGACAAATTTATGGATATCAGAATCGTGGTTCAGGAAATCCAAAAGAATTTTTCGTCAATACACTTAATGGTAATGTTGGAATATCTACCGCTGCTGTAGTTTCTAGATTAAAACCATTAACTTAACCACACTAAATAAACAAAAAGACTAGTATTTTAAAATGCCTGCAATTATATCCGAGCAATTCAGGATTCTGAACGCCGAGACTTTTGTACAAAGTTTTGTCGGGGTCGGATCTACTGTTAATAAGTATTATGCTTTCATGGGATTACCTAATTCCATTGAACCGAAGGCAGGCGGTACTGCTACTTGGGCAACTGATACTCCTTCACCTCTAGATGGATTTGAAGAGGAGTACTCTATTAAAGAGTCCATTATTGCGATGAAAAAGGTCACTGATAAGGATGTTCGCAGACTTGTCAGGAAAGTTAGTTGGGTTGCAGGTACAACTTATGAGATGTACAGGCATGACTATAATATCTACAATCTCACACCTATTACTAGTCAGGGGAGTTTGTACGAGGCAAATTACTACATAGTCAATGAAGACTTGAAAGTTTACATTTGTCTCCAAAATGGATCCGACCCAGAAAACCCAAAGGGAAGGCCTTCGTATGACCAACCCACATTTGTTGACCTTGAACCAAGAGCAGCTGGTACTAGTGGCGATGGTTATGTTTGGAAATACCTTTATACGATTAAACCATCAGAGATCGTTAAATTTGACTCTATTGAATACATACCTGTGCCCGAAAACTGGGGCAAACAGGGCGAGACTGTTGCTACAAAGGCTAATGCTATAGATGGAAAGGTTGAAGTTGTTGTGGTTAACGATAGAGGTTCTAACTATCAACCAATCTCTACATCTTTTGCTAATGTTCCGATTTTGGGAGATGGAACAGGAGGAAAGGCAACTATTACGGTTGATTCTTTCGGAAAGGTATCTGAGGTATTTGTTACTGATGGAGGAACAGGATACACACACGGATCAATACAATTCTTTCCAGGCGCTCCTGGCAGTGAATCTGGCGGTGTTCTTGCTAACCTTACCAATACGGGTATAGGAACTACCTCTATTGCAAACTTTAATGTTATTATTCCACCTAAAGGTGGTCATGGATATGACATTTATAGAGAACTGGGAGCATATAGAGCTCTACTCTATTCTAGATTTGAAACTCTAGAAACTAACCCTGACATTATTGAAGGTAATGATTTTGCTAGGGTTGGACTAATAAAAAATCCCACCGTATTCGGTAGTAGTACAGAATTACTAGACACCGCAATGGTTAGTGGGTTAAAGGCTTTGAAACTTGGTGGTATTACTACAGCAACAACATATGCTGTAGACTCTGAAATTACTCAGACAGTTGGTGTTGGATCAACTGCAATTGGATATGTGGCATCTTGGGATAAAGTAACTGGTGTATTGAAGTATTATCAACCTATGGGTCTTGCATCTAGTGAGACTGGGTATAAGATTATTCCATTTACATCCGCTCCTAATGCAGGTTATGGAGTAACTATTAACGGTTCGTCTGTTACTGGTTCACTTCTCTCTATTGATACCAGTTATAACGGTGTTAGTACCTCAATAAATAATAAGACGTACCAACTTGGAATGAGTTTCAGTTCTGGTATATCTTCGGCTGAGTTTAATACTAAGTCAGGTGAAATAATCTATATTGATAATAGAACCGCTATTCCTCGTTCTGCATCGCAGAAGGAAGACATCAAGATAGTACTGGAGTTTTAAAAGAAAATGCCACAAAATACTAACTTAAATTCATCTCCATACTTTGATGATTTTAATGAGTTAAAAAATTATCAGAGAGTACTATTCAAGCCAGGTTTACCTGTCCAGTCTAGAGAACTTACTACCTTGCAATCAATATTGCAAAATCAGGTAGAGAAGTTTGGTAAGCATTTCTTTAAAGAAGGTTCTGTTGTTATTCCTGGCCAAGTTGCATATGATCCTGAATACACTTGTGTTCAGATCGATGACAGTCATTTGGGAATTCCAGTTTCTCTATATTTGGAGAATCTTATAGGTAAGAAGATTAAGGGTGAAACTAGTGGTGTAACTGCTAAAGTAGAACAATATATCGATAATAGAACATCCACAAAAGGCGCATATACTCTTTACGTTAAATATCAAAGTTCTAGTGATACTGATTTCTCTAGAAAGTCTTTTGCAGATGGCGAAAATCTTCTTTTAGAAGAGGATATGAACTATTCTCTTTCTAGTATTAGATCTGGTGCTAGTTTTGCTACAACTATCATTTCTACATCAACTGCTGTTGGTTCTGCAGCAAAAATTGCCAATGGTGTATATTTTATCAGAGGATTCTTTGTAGCTGTTGATGATCAGACAGTTATTCTGGATCAGTATACCAATACTCCATCATACAGAATTGGATTATTAATTAAAGAAGAATTAGTAACTGCTTCTGCAAGTGATGAAGATTTATATGATAATGCAAGGGGATTCTCTAACTTTGCAGCGCCTGGTGCAGATAGACTTAAGATTTCTACTACTCTAATTAAGAAATCTCTAACAGACTTAAATGATGAGAATTTCATCGAATTGATGAGAGTTGTAGACGGAGTTCTACAGAAATTTACGAAAGCAGGAGCAGATAATTATAATCTAATTCGTGATGAGTTAGCAAGAAGAACTTATGACGAATCTGGTCATTATTATGTTAAACCATTTCCTATTGTTGCTAAAGAACAACTGAATAATAGGATTGGAAATGATGGTGCATATTATTCAACTCAATTAACACAACAAGGAAATACCCCTTCAAACGACTTTATGTGTTTGTCGATTGGGCCAGGAAAAGCATATGTTCGTGGTTATGAGATAGAAACTCTTAATACTACAACTGTAGATGTTCCAAAACCAAGAACAACAAAGTTAATTGAGAATGAATCATTCCCATTTAGTGTTGGTAGACAAGTAGAACTCAATAACGTTTATGGTTCTCCTCCTATTGGGATTAGTACTGCTTCTTATGTAAAACTTTATAATAAGAGAACTTCAACTGTTGGAACTGCAAATGGAACACAAGTTGGTGTTGCCAGAGTTTATGACTTGAAGTTAAAGAATGTTGGTTATGCTGATTCTTCTACAATATTTGAATCATCTCTTTATGACATTCAAACATTTACATATCTTCAGTTAAACACTGGAACATATGTGAATCTCCCAGCATATGTTGAAGGTCAGAATAGTAATGCAGTTGGTTATGCATATACAGCCGCAAATAATTCAACACAGTTAACTTTATATCAGGTTTCTGGTCAATTCCAGGCTGGTGAAGAGATATACATCAACGGTAAATCCGTATCTAGAAGTGTAACTCAGGTTGAAGATTATGGAATGGAAGATGTTAAACAATTAGTAGGTAATGATCCAACTAATCATCCATTCAGTGCTGATCCAGTATTAGGTTTGGGACATCTACTCGCTCCACAATCTACTCAATACACTGTTAGTCAAGCTGTTGCATCTGCATCAACCATAACTTCTCCAAGTGCTAACTTTGCAAATTCTGGTATTAAGACTGGTGATATTATCAGTTATAGTATTGCTGGTAATTCAGTACCAACGTATAACCTTGTTACTAATCACACATCAACTGCGATAACTCTTGAGGCTACAGTAGATGTAGAGAATGTTTGTTCTGGTGGTCTTCCTGCTGCGGCTACTAATGTTAATGACCTATTTAAAGTTTCTTTGGAAGTTAAGAATAACTCCAAGGCATTCTTGTTCAGTGATTTAACTAAACAGAATGTTGCTTCTGTTGATCTAAATGGTGCAGATATTGTCTTTAAGAAGTCTTATAGTATTACAGTTGCAAGTAATGCTTATAGTGGAACATTAGAAACAGATGCTGATTTAAATCTAGAACCATTTGATGAAGAGGATTATAACTTAACGTTTAAAACTACTGGTAAAGTAGAACCATTAACTAATCAAAAACTAACAGTTAGTGGAAGGACAGTAACATTATCTGGTTTGGATACTGCTTCTGGTGCTGCTATATTGACAGTTACTTGGAAAAAAGTTAATGTAAAACCAAAAGCTAAGGTATTCAAGAGAGCAACAACATATACCATTTCCAAATCTGCGAAAACACAGTCTGGCACTGGGTTAACAAAATTAAATGATGGATTGACTTATGACACAACTTATGGTAACAGAGTTCAAGATAACAGGATATCTTTGGGTGTTTGTGATGCTGCAGCTGTTCTTGCTGTACTTGAATCTTCAACTACTTCTGACCCACAGTTTCCGATTCTCCAACTTACAAGTTTAAACTCCAATATCTTAAATGCTATAGTAGGTGAAACTATTGTAGGTAAGAATTCTGGTGCTTCTGCTGTATTTGTAGAAACTAATGGATCTGATGAAGTTAGTTTCATATATCAGAATGAAAATTCATTTGAAATAGGAGAAGAAGTCCTATTTGAAGAAACTAATGTTCAGGGTACGGTTCAAACATTTATTCCTGGCGATAGAGATATTAGGAATAATTTTGAGTTTGATCCTGGCCAAAGGTTAGATTATGTTGATGTATCTGCTATTGTAAGAAAGGGTGGTACAGAAGCTCCTACTAGGAGAATAACAGTTGTTTATAATCATTATGTTATTGACGCATCAGACCCAGGCGATTTTGTAACTGTTAATTCTTATGACGCAAAATTATATAAAGATGCTTTACCTTTAGTTGGTGGTAGATATGCTGCTGATATTATTGACCTAAGACCTAGAGTTACTTCTACTGTTCCAGGCAGGTCTCCTTGGGAATTTGAAGCAAGACAGTTTAATGCAGGAACATCTTCTTCCTCACATGTTGTTGCCAAGGACAAGTCATTTAATCTTTCATATAATTATTATCTTGGTAGAATTGACAAATTATTCTTGAGTAAGGAAGGTATATTCACTTTATCTCAAGGTGTTCCATCAGATTGGCCAAAACTACCAAATACTATTGATAATGCATTAGAAGTTGCTACTATAGCACTTCCCCCATATCTCTATCAGACATCTGATGCACAGATGACTCTGGCGAAACATAAGAGATATCGAATGAAAGATATCAACCAGATTGAGAATAGATTGAAGAATATTGAATACTATACTTCATTGTCTTTACTTGAAGTAGAAACTAGTTCAATGTCTCTTAGAGATCCACAAACAAACCTTGATAGGTTCAAGTCTGGATTCTTTGTTGATAACTTTAAGTCTGTAACTTCTGGTGATGTAACTAACAATCAATATAAGGCTTCTGTTGATGCCGTAGAAGGTAGGTTACGTCCACAACACTATACAACTTCTATTGATCTCTTACTTGGATCTGAAGCAATTGTTGGTGCTGCAACTTCATCTAATCCATCGGCAGATTATAGATTTGCTCAGGATCTTGGAGATTCAAATGTCAAGAGAATTGGTGACGTTGTATGTCTAAACTACAGCGATACAATCTATCTTGAAAACAAATTTGCAACTAGAATTGAGAATGTAAACCCATTTGCTGTTGTTAACTGGATTGGTCAAGTAGAACTTAATCCTGGCACAGATACATGGATTGAAACAAGAAGAACTTCTGCAACCTATGACATTGAGGGCAGTTTCAACTCCACAATGGGAATTACAGGTGCAGATAGTAATACTGGACTTTCACCAGTAGATTGGGGTTCATGGGAAACTACATGGACAGGATCTAGTACATCAACAGGGCCTTCAGTATTCTCTGAAACTAGAACGACTCAAACTGGTCAAGAAGTTAGAAGGAATTGGGCACCTCCAGGCGTAAGTGGAGGAGGTATCCCTATCACAACTATTACCAATTTTACTGATAGAACTTGGGACTTCAGGGAACAAACTACCACTACAACAACCAACCAAACTAGAGCTGGTATTCAGTTCCGTGTTGGTGAAAGATTTGATACTACAAGTCTTGGTGACAAAGTAGTTAATACAGAAGTTATCGCTACAATGCGATCAAGGAATATCGAGTTTATTTGTAGGAGACTTAAGCCTAATACAAGACTCTATCCATTCTTTGATAACATCGACATGCAAAAGTATGTTGTACCTAAACTCATAGAAGTTACAATGGTTAGTGGTACATTTGGTGCTGGTGAAGTTGTTGAGGGAAGTCGTCCTAATTCTAATAATGATGCAATTAGGTTTAGACTTGCAAATCAGAACCACAAATATGGGCCTTACAACAATCCATCACAGGTTTATAAACAGAACCCATATGATCCTGCATCAAGTATTTCTTCGACATATTCATCAACAACTGGATTACTTAATGTAGATACTGCATCTCTAGAACTTCAGTCTGCTGCTGGATTTTATGGATATATTACTACTGGTATGAAACTTGTTGGGCAGTCTAGTGGTGCCATTGCAACTGTAAAAGCAATAAGACTTATTACAGATAAGGCTGGTTCACTTATTGGATCTCTCTATCTACCTGATCCTACTGTTCCTTCTGCACCTTCATTCAATACAGGTACTAAGACATTTACATTAACAACTAGTTCTACTAACTCTACTATTTCTGGATTTACTGATAGTTCTGGTGAAGCAAACTTCACTTCATCTGGTACATTACAGACTGTAGAAGCTTCTACGTTGAGAATGAGAAATGCTGATGTTCAGCGTATTCCTCAGTCTCAGGATAGAACACTTACTGATACAAGTAGTAGACTGACTGTAGATGAAACATTTGCTAATAGATCTACAACTCAAACTAGATGGGTTGACCCTCTTGCACAGTCATTTGAAATACCAGATATCAATGGTGTATTCCTTACTAAGTGTGATGTTTACTTTAAGGCAAAAGATACTAATCAATTACCTGTTACTCTACAAGTAAGAACACTACAAACTGGTTTACCTACTCAGGAAATTTTACCTTTTGGTGAATGTATTCTTGACCCAGATCAAGTTGTTTTGTCTGAAGATGGTTCTAAGGCAACAACATTTACATTCCCTGCTCCAGTCTATTGTGAAGGTGGTGGAGAGTATTGTTTAGTACTTCTCTCTGCATCTAATGAATATTATGTCTTTATCTCCAGAATGGGAGAAGAAGATGTAACCACTTTAAATGCTGCAGATTCCGAGAAGATTATTGTATCTCAACAGCCTTTACTTGGTTCATTATTCAAGTCACAGAACGGTGCTACATGGGATCCAAGTCAGTTAGAGGACTTGAAGTTTAACCTATACAGGGCAGACTTTACCACATCTGAAGGTAGAGTTAATTTCTACAACCCAGATTTGGATATTGGAAACAGACAGATTGTATCTCTTGCTCCAAACCCATTAGATCTTCTTGCTTATACTGCCGTTGTTGGACTTGGAAAGAGTCTCTCATCCGCAGAACAAGCTGGTTTAACGGAAGGAACTACAATTTATCAACAAAATAATCCTAACTTTAAGGCAAACTTAAATAAGGTTCTTGGTGCGATTGGTATTGGAAGTGCTCTTAATATAACAAATGCTGGTAGTGGATTTGCTGCAACATCTGTTGTCTACTCTGGTGTTCCTGTTATATCTGAGTATGGTAGAGGAACTGGTGCCACAGTTGATCTTCATGTTAATAACAGAGTTGCTGTTGCTGCAACAGTTGCTATTGGTGGAACTGGATACTCTGCTGGTGATGTCTTGACTGTTAGTGCAACTAATACTGGTGGATTTGGTAAAGATTTGCGTCTATCAATTCCAAATAATGTTGGTGTTATTAGTGCATTTAATACTTTAGTTCTTGATAATATTCAAGGAAAACCTAAAGTTGATTCATCGTCTGCTGTTGTTTATGTTGGTGGCAGTGGAACTAGTGTTGTAAATGGTGGTTCTATTGCGTATCTTAACAACGTATCAGATGGATTGCACTTTAGAGTTAGACATCAGAATCATGGTATGTACTCTGAGAAAGATATAGTTACTCTTTCTGGAGTAGAATCTGATGTTAAACCAGAGAAACTAACATCTTCAGTTGATTCTGCAAGTACAGATGATATGACTGTTACTGCTGTTGGAATCTTTACTTCTTTTGAAAACGTACCAGTAAGTAGTTCAAACCCAGGCTATATTAAGATTGGTAATGAAATTGTCAAGTATACTGGAGTAACTACAAGTACTTCTACTATTAATTCTATTACTAGAGCCGTAGATGATACTAAGGCTGGAGATTATAATGTTAATGATAAGATCTTTAAGTATGAATTGAATGGTATTTCTCTAAGAAGAATTAATACAAGTCATAAGTTCACTGATTCTGATTTAAGTAAGTATCCAATTGATATTGACCATTATTGGGTTAAGGTTGGTATATCCAGTCGTGGATTGGATAGAGCAACTGGAAATGCAAGTGGATTCCCAGAACTATTCTTCAATGAAACTAAGTCTGGCGGTAGTTACGATCAACAGTATGTACAGGTTGGTGTTCCTTATGGCCCAATGGCAACTCAGAATATTCCATTCAATATTGTGAGACCTAATGTTGCCACGCTTCTTCCTGATGGAACTGAGATTACTGCTAAGGTAAGAACATTTAGTGGTAATAGTCCAGATGGAACTTCTACTGCATTTGTAGATCAGGGATATGAATCTGTATCTTTGAATAGTAATAACTTCTTAGATACTCCAAGAATTATTGGTTCTAAGATCAACGAATTAGATAAGTTGGTTGATTTTGAAGGAAGAAAATCATTTACTTTACAGACATCCTTAAGTACTGAGGATTCTAAAGTCAGTCCTATGATTGACTTAGATAGAGTTAATATGATTACTATCATGGATAGGATTAATTCCAAGATCAGTAATTATGCAACAGATCGTAGAGTTAATTCTTTAGACTCAGATCCAAGTGCTGCAGTTTATCTTTCTAAGGTTGTAAATCTTGAGAAGTCTGCTGATGGATTGAAAGTTATGTTTGATGCATACAGACATTCTACTAATGATATTAGAGTTCTGTATAGAATATTCAGAATTGATGCACCACCACAGTATCAATTATTTGAACTATTCCCTGGCTTCGATAACTTAGATTCTAATGGCAATCCTATTGATGTTGCTAAGAATAATGGAAAACCAGATAGAAGGATTCTATCTTCTGCAACTACTTCTGATTTCAAAGAGTATGAATTCAATGCTAAGAATTTACCACAGTTCAATGGATTCCAGATTAAAATCATTATGAGCGGAACTAATTATGCTCATGTACCTAAGATCCGTGATTTAAGAGCTATTGCTTCGATATAATGGAAAAAATAAAAGTTGAGAATAGTAATTCTCTTTATAGGGACAGTGAATCGGGTGCAATTATAAATTGCTCCGATTCTGAGTATAATGCATACTTAGATCTTAAAGAGAAGAGAATGAATGAACTTTCCGATCTGGAATCTCAGAAGAAAGATATTGATAATCTTAAGAATGAGATTAATGAAGTTAAAGACTTATTAAAACAGGTCTTGACTAAATTGTGATAAATAACTAAAATCCTCCCTTTTGACAGATGACAGCAAGGAACATCAATTTAGTTCTAGATCAGGGTGTAGATTTTGAAGCAACATTCACAGTTAAAAATGAGAATGCTACCGCTTTAAATCTAACTGGTTATAGTGGCGAAGCTAAACTGAGGAAACATCCTGCTGCCTCTAAGTCTAATTCTTTTATTGTAACTTTTCCAAACAGAGTAAATGGTCAAATAAAAGTGGCCATGGCAAGTACGGTAACTTCTGCAATAGAAGGTGGAAGATATGTTTATGATCTAGTTTTAACTTCGCCTAATGCGTATAAAACTAGACCTATTCAAGGGAATGTTCTTGTAATCCCAGGCGTAACATAATGGCAGATTATCTAGTAACGCTTAACGAACCTGGCCAATATAATGTTGGTGTAGATTATGAGATTCCCTCAAAGTCTATTCAATACGGTAATATCGTATTAGGGAAAACTCCTGCACAAGATGGTGCAGAGGTAACATTTTCTTTAAATGATCAAGGAGCTCCATATAGTCCTAACAATAATCAACAACTTATTGTTACTAAAAATGGTCTTTTCTTAGATCCAGCAAATGATTATAATATTTCTGGTGATAAAATCGTATTTACAACTGCTCCAGCCGTAAATGATGATATAGTCGTCATTGCTCTTGCTGCAGCTGCAGATTTAACTAGAACTGTCAATTATGTAATTGATAGTGGAAGTCTGCCAATGAATGTCGGTGATAAAGGTAAATTATCATTAGATGTAACTGGAGTCATAGAAAGTATAACTGTTCTATGTGATCAGACTGGTGATATAGTCTTCGATATTTCAAAATGTACTTTTGCAGATTACCCTGCATTTAACAGCATTACTGCTGCTCAAAGAGTGCAATTAACTAATTCAAATAAATACTTTGATGATGTCCTAAATAATTGGACGACCACAATTGTGGCTGGTGAAATACTTAATTTTAGTGTTATCAGCGTAACTGACATAAGAAGGTTACTGATCTCTCTAAAATTAAAATTATAAATAAGTATAGTTCTTAACGTTCTAACCCTTTCAGAGGTAGTTTTCAATGGCATTACTCGTTCCTAATATTGGTGAAATTGAGTCGCTGCGTTATCTTATTGCCCAAAATAACTTTGTCGCAGATATACAGGATAACTCACCACGTAACCTTGTACTGAAACTCTTTACAAGTAATACAACCCCTGCAGAGGCAGATGTTCCCTCCGCAACAGCGTACTTTGAACCATATATTGACGGAAACGTTAATGGTTACGGTACTACCGCAAACACTGGTTATCCAGTCTGTGTAAACAACAGAGGAGATCAGGATTATAACCAGCAGTATGGTATTCTGCTGAACGGATCAAGATGGGTTATTAAGAACGTTGGTAGTGGTACAACTGCTACATACCCAGAACAAACATTTACTTTCACTGGGCCTGCTGGTAACATTTACGGTTACTATGTTACTCGTGCAAATAACATGCCTGTTGCAGTACAGGGTGTTGTACACGGTTCTAGTGTTGGTATCGGAACTACCGTCACCAAGGGTAATAACACAGACCCATGTATCGGTATTGTTGGAAACTCTTACCTCACAATTGACCCACAGGTTAGTATCGATGATCTAACTCTCGGACAATATGTTGCTGGTAATGCTGGTATTGCAACTGGAACACGAGTTATAGGTATTGACCGAAGTTTACGAACTATCTACCTCGATAAGGCACTGGTTGATAACATTCAGGTTGCTACTGACCCATCAGTTACATTCAGTTTCGGTAAGATCGCTGTTGCTAACCACGGACTTAAGGCTGGAGACATCCTTTACGTTGCTGCTGGTGCTGGTAACACAACACTTGAGTCTAATGTTTACACAGTCTTCAATGTACCTAACGCAGATGAGTTTGTAACAACTCCATCTCTAACTGCTACATCGAACGGTGTACTCGGTCTGAACACTGCTACACTATACTCCAGTATAATGTACGCTGAAAGGTTCACAAACGGCCCTTACAACATTCAGAACAACGGTGACCAAATTAAGATTACTCTAAACGTCGCACTCGACTAATAGAAACGCTAAATATCAATATGTGGGGTTTGCTTTATAATCAAAGCAGACCCTTTTTAATTATCGGGGGCTAGATTTTGACCGTATTTGTCTATGACAATACGAAGATAGATGTATTCGAGACGTTTGATGGTGGAGATATCACCGTAGCGTCTACGGAGAATATTGACTATGGCGATATAAATCAGACTGCGATAATTGAAAGGGACGCAAATTATTTCAATATACATGACTGGGGAAGATTAATCTACAGTGATGATATTGTTCCATTCGGCCCAATAAAAGTAGTAGATGGAAGGGATGAGTTCGGTAGATCTAGATCTCAGGTCATCTTCCCAGCAGATAACACAGTATTATACGACGTAGGTGCTGCGGCACTAACCAGCCCTGTTAGAACTTGGGTTGGTACAGGTACTATACAGGAAATTGGTTCAGGTCTCGAAAGACTGGTTATACCAGATCTCGGAGCGGCTGGGCCAGTCATCTTCACCACTTCTGGTGTTGTTGATGAGTCATATAGTAGAGCAACCTATAATGGTTCTGGTGCGATTGCCAAGTCAGGGCTATCTGTAACAGATCTAGATCAGGTATATCCTTGGAATGGATCAGGTACATTAACGGTATCTGGTGGAACTACAACTCCATACCAAGACGCATATAACCCAGTAATTAAGAACGCTGCCAAGATTAAGGGCGGTTACGGAAGACAATATAAGAACGAAAGAGTAATATATGATTATTCTCGTGAATTAGACGAGAAGTGGAATAAGGAAGATAATGGCGTAGTTATTGTCAGGGAAGGTTCTTCCTTTGACGATAAGACTGTCACATTTGATGACACGATCATTGATCCTCTCGGTAAGGAAAGATCGTTCTCTGATGCTGACGCATTAGAATACGCAGATTACGGAAATATAACTGATAGTGTAACTTCCTCGGAAGACCGTGGAATTATACCAAGGAAATTTGGTGGTCAGATATCTCTACACGAGTATCAGGCAACTGGAATCAGTGCTGCAGAATCCAGACCATTCCATTACAGTGGTTCTGGTTCTCTATTCAAGTACGCAGAATCCGAAGACGCACTCACACCAGTTATTACTGGTTCTGGTACTATCAATGTATCTGGAACCAACTGGTTCAGTCAGGCTCCACAAAGTACCTTCTTCGGACTTGAAGGTAAGGCAGAAATCAGTGGATCTGCTGAAGAAAGATTTGTTCCTTCAACTCCAGCACGCACTGTACTATTCGATATTGGTGGTACAAGTGCAGAATCTACTGTTGCTCAAACACCAGATTCCAAGGCATTATTCAGACTTACTGGATCTGTATCTGGTATCAAACTCACTTTGGGTGTTGGTGCAAGAACAGTACTCTTCGATATTGGTGGTGGGGCAACCAAGGTTGCTACTGCGAAGGCAGACGGCAATATAAACCTCTTCGATATTACTGGAGGAATGACACAGGGAGTTCCTGTGTTCACTCCTTCTTGGTTCTCTCCTATGGGGAACCTCAAAACAGAGGAACTGGATTGGGGTCTTGTTACTGCAACTCCAACTCAACTTGCAGAGGATTGGGGTCCAATCGTCACAAACGACGAGACTATTCCGAAGGAAGCAGAGAATTGGGGATTCTTACTTCCAGAATTCAACTGGGTACAACTTGGAGGAGAACATTATCCAAGTCTGGATTCCTTCTCAGAGGGAGATACTTCACTATCTGTACAGACTCTTGGAACTACAGGAATTGCAACATTCCTACTTTCCGAAGATCTCGATATTGCAGCTGCAATTCAATACGAGTCTTCTGGAAAATCTGGTATTGCTACACACAATGCTGGTCTATTCTTCTCTGGAGAACTCTGGTTATCACAGGCTCCACAACACACTGTATTCGGTGAAGAAGGTAAGTTTACCTTTAGTAGTACTGGTAACGAATCTATCACTCCTTGGATTCCTGAAGGTAGTGGTAGTCTCTTTGCGATTGGTGGCCACGCAGAATCTGTCACCAAGGCATACCTACAAGGAGATTACTCCTATCTTGGTGGTACTGCTGGTCAGGTCTTCAGTCCTCACATTGATAATACGGTTGAGATTACTCTTAGGACAGGAAGAGAGCCTGGTCAGACATACGCACGAGTTGTTGATACTCCAGAACTTGCGTTCGGTGGAGATATTAATGTTCGTGGTGGTGCTATTAAGGTCACCAATACTGACTCCTACAATGAGTCTTCAATCTTCTATGGTGAGGAAGATGAGAACTGGGGTATTCTCGATTCCGATCCAAGTTACGGATTTGGTCTTAATGAACTTGGTACTGCCTCTGGTACTGAGACATTTGACGATGAAAGTGATACCTACGACCAAGATATCACATTCTCTAATGGAGGTCTAACATACGACCAAGGATCTGGCGGTAACCTTATCCTACCATCCTTTGATAAGACAGATCAGTATGATATTAACTTTGCTGATACTGTTGTATCTCAGGATTGGGGTGTACTTGGTATTAGTTCTGCTGGTGGCCCTGCATACGATCAACATCTATATCCATACAACACTGGATTCGTATCTCAGGAGATCAACAACGGTTACCACGATTATGGATGGGTCAACGAAGATATTCCAATCGAAACCAGATACCCATTCGGTTCTCTTCTTGCTCCACAACCACAACCACGTGCCAAGACCATGTGGATTCCGAAATGGAATGGTTCTGGTACACTTGTTGTTTCTGGTGTTGGCGACGAGAGAGTTGCAGTTGCAAGCAGTACAACAACACTATTCGACTTTGTTGGTACTACTTCTCCAGAAAGGTATATTGCTCAGACTCCAGAGAACACAGTTCTTTACGATACCTCTGGTACTCTCAAAGAAAGTCTTACCAAGGACTTTGTTGGTTCTGGAAGTATTGCTCTTACTCAAACTCAGGCAGTTGGGTTTACAACTTACAGAAGAGTCATCTTCCCACCTGCAAGTGGTCAATACACTCTCAGTGGTACAGTTACAGAGAAGTGGAGTGGAGATCCACCAGAAGGAACATACCTACACATCTTTGGTGGAGCATACACCGATCTCAAACTTACATACGCCACTCAGTCTACCAAGGCAGTTATGCGTTTGTCTGGGGAACTCAATCATCCAGACATCGATTACACACCTCATTATGGTATCGACAGAAACATCGGTATCGAGACAGGACTTACATTATTGCCTGGTGGTGGTACAGACAGAATTACTGGTATTACAACTGCCGTATATGTTCCCAAGTACCCAGGCGGTCAATCACTTCTCGATGGAAAAGGTGGAAAGACTCACGAAGTCATCACAATCGATGGTCGTTCGATCTCCAGAACAAACGCACCTATCAGTACTCACGGTGTTATCTACATTCTGGGTATTGGTACTGCTGGAAATGGTGTTGGAGGCCCAGAAGAGAAAGGAGATCTCGATGGAGTCGAATTTGGTGCAACATGGAGATTTACTCCTGCTACCGAATACGGCATTGGATCTATTATGTTCGACTTTACGGGTGGTGCCGAAAGTCGGGAAATCAATGTTTATGGTTACTACGGAGACGACAAAGATCCAGGCGCATCTGGTCAAATTACCATACGTCAGGAAGGTGGTATCTACACACTGGAGAAGATCACCAAGATCTACGAGACAGTTGCCGATGGTACTGGAGCATACACTTACGAGGGTGGTGCAACAGGCGAGGCAAGAACATTCTCCGAAGTTGGATCTGGATCTCTATATTCCATTGGTGGAGCCTCAGAGAATGCTGCAGCTGCAGAACTCGTTGCTGGAACTTCCATATTCAATGGAACGGCAGAAGAGAGCTTTACTGCAAGGGATATGGTTCCTTGGTATCAGGCTCCTACAGTACTTACACTTTCTGGTACAGCAAAGGCACAACGCAGATTCGAGCCTGTTGGTTCTGGAACACTTACTCTCAGCAACAACATCGATCCTGTTACTGGAATCAGACTTACTGCAACTGGATCTGGTTCTCTCTTTGGATTTGGTTCTGGTGCAGAGGCAATTCCATTCCAAGGATTTGCAAGTTCTCTTCTTGTCGATATCTCTGGAGAGGCAGATACAAGATGGTTCGCAGTCTTCCAAGACTTCATTACATCTGGATCTCTTACAATTTCTGGGGAACTTTCCCATCCACTTATCGACTTCACTCCAGCAGAAACTGGTGGTGGATTCTCAACATTCTTCGGATCGGCAGAAACAGCTACTACACCGAGAGAGGTTGGTGTTGGTACATTTACAGCATCTGGTACTGCAATTCCAAGATTTGCAAGTCAGGCTGGCGAAGGAACAATTCTTTACGATCTCAAGGGAGCTTCTGCAATTACGAAGCTTCATTGGTTGTACTCTCCTACAACATCTGGTGTTACTACACTTTCTGGTCTTGGAGATACCAGAGAAATTCAGACATACGGATACTACGGAGACGACAAAGATCCTGGCACATCGGGAACATTTACATTCTCCAATACTCCTCTTGTACATCCATTTGTCGATTATACGCCTTCAATTGGTATTGGAAGCGCAGTTCTCTACAGTGTTTACGGAGGCAGTACAGAAAGGAGAGCTTGGGCTCCAGTTTACGGAACAGGATCCTTCAAAAAACTTGCCAGTGTTAAAGAGGCTTACGGTAAAGGAACATACGTTGGGTTCGGTGCTGCTAATATCTTGGGTGCTGCTCCAACTGAATATCTGGTCTTCGAGGAAGGTAGAACCTATCTTGTTATTATCTAATGTATAAATAACATGAGAAGCATAACTATTTGACATCTAGCTCATGACAAAGCAGGTTCAATTTAGAAAAGGCACGACAGCTGAACACTTCAACTTTACTGGAGCTCTAGCAGAGATAACGGTAGATACAGACAAGAATACTGCTGTTGTCCATGATGGATCAACTCCTGGCGGATTTGAACTTGCAAAAGCAAGATGGACTTTTGTGTCTGGAAACTATACTGTTGGTACGAACCAAAAGTATACAGTGGATTCACAAAATTCCCCAGCTGGATTTAACCTAACTATGCCAACCCCTCGTGCGGTTGGAGACTGGGTATGGGTTGAGGACTTTTCCAATTTCTTAAGTATTAATCCGATTAACGTTGTATCTTCATATGACTTCGAGAATGGACACTTAGTTAGGGCATCTTCACCTTTCATTATGGACGTTTCGGGTGCGTCTGTGACATTTATTTGGAATGGAACTCTATGGAAAATCTTCAACAATAGGGCAAGTTAACCATGGCACTAACCTTAAGTAATTCAATTTCGGGTACTTTTGAACCGTCCGAGTCGTCGGGTTTTTTCGTGTATGCCTTGTCAAGAGATGCAAATCACATGTTATCTTTTGCTAAAGTTAGTGCTGCTGGAACAGAATTAGGTGAATTTTACCGTACCAACGGAACGATGGTTCCAGAATTCGGTGACGGTATTGATTATGGTTGCTATGATGCAGGTATCGGTAAAACCTCAGTTATTCGTAATGACATTGCTACCGAAAAAAAATATCTAGATGATCCAAATGATAAATACCAACAGATCCGCTTTGACCGCAGAAATTTATACTATTACATAGATGATGACGGTTATTTTGTTATAAGATTCAACGGCCCTGACTACGCATATGACGCCGTTGGGCCAAAATAAAACAATCCCCCCTCAGATAATTAACTAGGAGAAACAATGGCTGAGTTTAGACTTGGAAGAGTAAAATTCAACTGGACAGGTGACTGGGCTGCTAGCAAAGCCTATGTGATCGACGATATCGCCAAGTTTGGTGGTAATACTTATGTTGCAACCGTCAATCATACCTCGACTGCCAGTACCTCGAATTTTTACCAAAACGATTTAGGCAACTGGAACCTTCATATTGAGGGTCTAGAGCAAAGAGGTGCGTGGGCAACTGCGACCTACTACAAGGTCAATGACCTAGTTACTTTCGGTAACGTCGTTTATCGAGTAACTGATGCACATACTTCAGAAGGAACCTTCATCAATAAGACGAAGGTTGTTGAGTATGTGAAGGGATTTAAGAACGAAGGAACTTGGGACATTGGTACTGAGTATCAATCAGGTGACGTTGTTAACTACAACGGTTCATCCTATGTTGCTTTAAGTACTTCACTCGCTGGATTCAACCCTCCACAATATTTGGGTGTTTCTACTGACGTATCCGCAAGATGGACGATCTTAGCAGATGGTCTTGCTGGTGCTGCTACAACATACACCGAGAACACATATTATAGGGGTGACCTTATTCAGTATGGTGGTAACATCTATAGACATACAGTTGGTGTTACAACTAACGTTTCTCCTGTTCAATCTGGAATCGGTTCTGTAGAACCACAAAGTTGGAACGGTTCAGAAGTTTGGGATCTTCTAGTTAAAGGATTTAACTTTACAGGTGGTTTCTCCACTACCTTCTCATATCATCCAGGCCATATTGCTAGATATGGATCTGACTCATATATCTCCATTGGTAACTCTCACACAAACGTAGTTCCTACTGCTGGAATTGGAACGTTCTGGGAAGTAATTGCATCTGGTGACTCTGCCGCTGCAATGAACACCAAGGGTGATATTCTTACATACAACTCTGGTAACCAAAGAATCGGTATTGGTTCTACAGGTTATGCACTTGCAGTTCAATCAAACGGATTGCCAGGATATGAGATTGTAGGTAACCAAACAAGAATTTACTAC